GGTTGTGTTGGTGTCTAGCTGTTGCTGATGCACACGGAAAATATCACCTTCCTTGCCACCATTAACTGTGCCATTGTCGCCTTTAAACACACCGCCGCCGCCAGAACTAGAACTACTGGTTGTGCCAATAGCTTTGCCTTGAAATACAACATAAAAGTCATCGGCGGTTTCTACATCACCTGTCATGGTAAGAGTAGTGCCACCTGATGTATTATAGGCTACACCCGGCTCTTGACGTACGTTATTTACAAATACTTCAATCTCGTTTGGGCCACCAACAGAGTGGTCTAACGTGTACCCACGTTTTGCAGGTACACCTGTTACACCAGTAAGGTCTTGGTACTCAACGGTGGTAGTTAGTACCGCAGGTGTGTTACCGATATATGGCATTAAGTTATCTCCATAATGCTCAAGGTTGTATCAGCACTATTGGCTGTATCTGAGATAACGCTAATAGTCTGATTAGCTTCCATAATAATCTTATTACCTGCCATGTATTCAAATGAGGATGAGGAAGGAATAGGAATATCTTTTGCTAAGAACACAGTAGCACCAGCAGCCAGTTTAATATCTACAAGTATCTGACTGCTGGATGTATTAGCGATTGTTAGGCCAATAACAACAGTAGTAGTAGACGCTGGCGCAGTATATACGTTCATAGCTGTGTTAGCACTAGTACTAGAGCCATCGAATGTTTTTACTTTGAAGGTATTAGCCATAACTTACTCCTTATGCAGCATCATTTACGATAGCAGCTATCACACAGTTAACTTCAGCAGTGTCGGCTATTGCTTCTAAATTTGCTTGTGTAGTACCGTTTGGGGTAATAACCATAGTTTCTCCGGCAGCTACTTTAATTTCACTAGCTGCTTTAGATGCCGCACCGTTTAATGATACAGAAATATAATTTGTGCTATCTAAATTTTTGATAACAAGAAACTTAATTGTATCGGCAGCAGCAACAGTAGTTACAGTTCCATCTACTGCAAGTGCATCTGCTTCTATAAAAGATTTACCAGCCAGAATAATTTCATCCGAAGAAGTTTTTACTTGCGTCTTTTGATAATACCACTTATCACCTGCGTTTGTAGCAGCAAGGGATACCGACATACTTCCTGAAATTATTTGAGAAATCTCATCAGGCAATACCGTTGCCTGTACGGTTACTGAGGCATCGTTTGCCATTTGTTAGTCTCCTTCAATTGAGGCTTATAACACTATAATTATACCACAATTATAATGTTTTGTCAAGCACTTTTTTATCCAAGTGCTATTGCTAATGCGGTAGGGTCATCTGAACTAAACCCTTGCGCCGATATAAAGTCAGACACTTTAGAAAGTGCCACCTGTTTCATTGTACCACCTGTACCGCCATCGTTAACAACAATGTTGTCAGTAGCTTCTAGGCTAATGCTAGTTGTAGTAGAACCGCCACTCATTAAACTTAGTTCAGTAGGTGTAGCTGAAATAGTTGAAGTAGCAGCAGCAGCAAGCAAAGCCACGTGTCCTGCTAAACTAGGCAACTCAATATCGTGGTTTGCTGTTGGGTCTGCATTTTTCTTTAATGCAATTCTATATGTATCAGTAGAATCTTTAAAGTCAACAGCATTGTCATGGGCAAGCTGTATATCACCGCCACTTACTGTAATACCACCTGTAAATGCACCACCTGAAATTTGTGCATCTACATATGCTTTAACAGATTGCTGTGTGGCAAGAGCAGTGTCACTGTTAGATGTTAAGTCATCTTCATCAAGAATAGATGTAATGGCTGTTGCGCCAGAAGCAATCTTTAACTTGCTAATGTCTACAGAGCCTGTACCATTTGGTGTAAGGGTAATGTCTTGATTTGTTGTGGTGCTGATAATGTCATCGTTAATTACGATATCACCAGTACCATTAGTAGCAAGAATAATATTACCATTAGTATCTGTGCTACTAATTGTATTGCCATTAATAGTGATGTTATCAATGTCAACTTGCGTATCCATTATGATTGTGCCATCACCTTTGATACGCATACGTTCTGTTGCTGCACCTGATGTGTTTGTTTTGAAGACAAGTGCTGTTGTATTATTATCAGATGCAAAAGTATCTTCTGCTACAGCTTCTATAGCTGCACCATCAAGAATAGCATCCGTGCCACCAGCTTCATCTGGCGCATTAAAAGTAATCTTACCTAAGACGTTACCACTTTCAACAGATGTATCGCCTGTTTGCAAATTAAGTTCAAAACCATTTGCAGCTTTAGCTTGAATACCTTTATCATGTTCGTGAGTTAAAGTTACATCACCACCTGCACCAATATTTATAATTGCTCCATCTGACGATAATGAAACATCATCACCAACAGTTAAGTCACCAGTAATATTTACGTCTGTACTAACATCAATTTGACCAGTTACGTTTACGCCATCTGCGTCTGTAGCAAACTTAGCACTATTGTTGTGAAATAAAGTTACAGCACCTGCTTGTGTAAACTGAGCCATAAATTCATCATTAGCAGCATTTACAATTTGCACTTGGCTTGCCATTAGTTTAAGGTCGCCAGTTCCATTATCTCTAATGTAGCTATTTAGAGTGTCGTGGAATAACTCTAAGTCAGGAGTAGTGCTATCACCAAATGTAAGTTTTTCATTGTCATCAAGATGTAAGCCATCCAAAGCAATGCTACCAGTAACGGCAATACCTGTTGCTGTTGTCTCAAACTTTTTACTGTTGTTATGGTATAATTCTACTGCACCAGCTTCAACAAAAGTTGCTTGCGTTTGAGTTCCTGCTGCATTAAGAACTTCAAGACTATTACTTTGTATAGCAAGTGAGCCTGTTCCTGCATCAACAATACGACTGTGTGATGCATCGTGATAAATTTCTAAATCACCAGCATCACCAAAGGTAGCTTTAGCATTATCCGCAAACTCTAGTGCGTTGTCGCTGGCATCAAACACTACATTGTTAGCTGCGCCTGTAAGAGTAACATCACCAGTGGTAGTTAGATTTACAAGATTAGCTGTGCCAGCTAAATGCATATCTTTAAATTTTAAGCCAGTAGTTCCTATATCAAGTGTGTTATTACTCTTAGGTTTTATTTCTGTTGTGCTGGCTACAAAGTCTTGTGCAGGGCCAAGCACTGTAACGGGACCACCTTCACTAGATGTCCCGTCATGCGTGTGTCCTGAACTGCTATTAAAAGCAGCTTCAATGGCATCATATTCGGCATCAAAATCTGATGCGTTAATGATATTACCATCTGCGATATTGTTAATGGTATCGGTTCTATTGTAGCCTGTTCCCATAGTTTCTACCTTCTATCGTTTAATCCATATTCAAGAGTCAAAGCGTCTATTGAGTATGGTGGGTTTTGGTCATCTGATTCAAACTGAAATGATACAGTAAAGCCTGAACCTACAACCTGTGTCTGAAATAATTTTAACAACTTTGTTCCGAAACGTGTTGTACCAAATGAACCGCTACCGAAAAATCCAACTGTTCCCTGTGTATTTTGTACACTTATAGGTGTAGGTTGTATTGTGCCTTGGCTATCAAAGTCTAACTTTAAACTTACTGTAAACTGCACACTTCCTTGAGGGTCAGTATACAAAAACAGTTTGTAAAATGTTTTACGTTTACGTGGGTCATTTACTGGTAAATGCGGTGTAGCAAATGTTGTTTTAATGTTTTGTCCATCAAATGAATTACCACTTTCCATTTGATATAAATAACCGTCATCATTAGCAAATAAAACTATCTCAACATTTTGATTGTAATTACTATCGGCAACATTAGCACGGATGCCTCTTGTTTCGGCCCAAGCCATGCCCTCACCACCTTGAGGCGCAAACTGCGTTGCTAATATGCCCTGTGCATTTTCTTGTGTAATATTGTTATTAAAACCAAATAATCTGTACTGAGATTTTTCTCGTATTACGCAGCTACTAAAAGAAGTGTTAGCAGAAACAAAGCCTGTCATAGTACTTTGAATTGCTTTTGATACAGACGCTAGTCCAAAGTCTCCTATTCTATCTGTTCCACTTAATAGGCGCAGTCCATCAGGACCAAGAAACATAATATCGCCAGCAATTTCCTGCACTGTGTCAGAGTCAATACATCCAATGTCTACGGTTATTGGTTGTAAAGTAAAATCTGCAATTGTGTTACCAGTTAGCTGATGTATGCTAGACTCTGTAAAAATAATTAATTGTTGTCTAAATACTGCTAGTGCAGTAACTGTGCCGCCAACATTAATATTACCAGAACCATTTGCTGCAGAAAAATCTGTGTCTGTAAAAGGTGCAGTAAATGTTACAGTAGAACCTTTAGCAAAAAATAAATGGTTCTTAACTTCTGATACGAATGTTGCCCCTATAACATCTGTGGGTGCGCTTGTTAAAACAGTAAATGTAGCGTTGTCATACAACGCAGGTTCATTTAAACCATCAACAATTGCAATTTTTTCTGTGCCGTTAAAGTTGTATTTAGCAAACCTTGTCCGACCAGCACTTTCTCTACTGGTAGATAAAAATGTAATAACAGCATCATTTGCAGGACTACTTGCTAAATTAGGATTTATATTGATCGTAGCACCACCAGAAGATACAGTAGCGTTAGCAGTAACTGTGTAGACTAAATCTATTCCAGCTACTTTAAATACATCACCTGCTTGTGGA